TCTGTAAGGCTGGAGATAAGAAATTCCGTGAAGGTGATATGTTGAAAGCTGCCGGATGGGCAACACCTGCTAGGAATTTTGCTAGAGGTAATGTTATTGATGGTTCCGGAATTAATAATGTTCGTTGGACAGGAATTGGATAATATGATAATAAACAGTATTAGTTTAAAAATCGCTATTTTGTTATTCATAGCCTATTCCTATATAGGTTTTGTTGATAAATGGAATATTTTTTTAATGGAATTATTATGAAAAAGAAAGAACATTATGAGTATGGAACTACATACATTGAGAGCAGTAAAGATTACAAAAAATATATTTGAACTTCAGAGAGTGAATACAGAACTACGAAAGTTTCAACAAGTGGTTGAAGTTCTGGAAATCCGAAAATCAGAATTAGAAAATTCATTCTAAGTTTAATGGGGGAACGCCAAAGCGAGAGAGTTGGGCGAAACTGTAAATTTCGTGGCATTAGCCTGAGTAGGTGCAAATCCTATTTCCCTCACCAAAAAAACAATTAACAAATGAGACAACTGATGAAACAATATCTTGAAGAAATTACTACACTAATATTGATGATGGGGTTGTTATATATTTTCATACTGTTTATGGTTAGCTTATAATTTATGGATTACAATTCTACGAATGATGGATCAGTAGTTAGAAATAAACCAAAGAGTAAAAAAGAACCACAACCGCCCGGTAAATTTGCTGTGGTTTTACATAATGATGATTTTACTCCAATGGAGTTTGTGGTATATGTTCTACAAGAAATTTTTCATCATCCATTTGAACGGGCTGAACAAATTATGTTGAGTGTACACAAGGAAGGTATGGGTATTGCAGGTGTATATCGTCTTGAAATAGCAGAACAAAAAGCTTACGAGACAGCCGAAGACGCAAAAGAATATCAATATCCTTTAAAAATAACAATCAAAGAGATTACAGTATGACAAAACAGTACGATAGATTTAATTTAGAAGAAGAAATTCAGAATGTATGGCAGACAAAAGATGACTTGAATGCCATAACAGAAAGATATTATGATGATCCAGATGGCCCAATGACTGATGATGAACTTTCAAATGTTCTGATTGGGTTGAGTGAATTACATGAAACAAGAATGAAAAAACTATGGAGAGTTTTTGAAACAATGGTTACAGAAAAATGTTTTACTGAGAATAAAAATGATTAGAAAAAAAATAAAACCGATAAAGAAGAAACGAGAACTTACTGAGGAAGCGAAACAGGTATTGAGAGATCGTCTTACTGCAATGCGGGCGAAGAAGAAACCGGCTGAGTATAAGAACATTGCTAAATCGGTTCTTGCTCTTCCGGATGATGATACCTACTCTTTTAAGAATGTTAAGGAGTGGATAGTAGAAAACAAACTTCAAGTTTCAGCTCTTGGTCAACAAGCAAGAAGTAGAGGTGTAACACCAAAAGATAAACAGATAGCAGAAAATTTAGCTCATTCCAAGAAGGTATATATTCGGTACTGTGAATACTATTTGAAAACAGGTGATTGGATTTCAATGTTTTCTGGAAAAGAGGAAAACCACAAAGTAATTCCTCGGTGTATTGCTATGGCATATTACCCTGATGGTCGTCCTAAGAGGTCTGAGGGGGTATTCTATCCAGATATTGCCGCAGTGTGGACAAGAGATATGGATGAGTCAGAGTTTCCAGATATGAGAGAAAATACAAATTATGTTCCTAAGAAATCTGGAACAGTTGCCATAACAGATAAGCAATTTATGGCAAATTTGTAAGTGATTGACAAATGAGAAATACATGATATAATATAAGTAGAATTAAAAATACCACAGGGTACTTGTAGGGCTTCTAGAAGCCACTCTCTCACTACTAGCTCTCCTGTGGTATTCCTATATATTAAGTGATATTAATATTAAACATCGTGGAGATATAATGGTGAAAGCAGTTCAACAAAAAGAATCAGGTAGCCCTAACACATTGGGCAATCCCCCAAAACAAAAAGAATCCCCAACAGACAAATTAAAAATTCTTAATCCAGAAGATAATGTAGATTTTAAAATTGATTTTGGTGAAGAGGATAAAGTATTAGAAGCAGTATCCAGTAAAGCAATAGGTGGTACTGAACTAATGAGAAAATGGCTGTTTGAGCAAATGGAAAAACGTGAGCCTGGGCTGAAAGATAAGTTTCAGTTTATTAGTACCAGAGTCCGAAATCTTGAACCCGATAAACAACGAATTCTTTGGATACATGATTTGGCAGGAGATCCAGAAGTTCAACATTTGAAAGATAAAGAGAATTGGGAAAACTATGAGCGTATTGTTTTTGTTAGTCATTGGCAGCAATATCAATTTCGTACTCATTTAGGATTTCCTTATGAAAAAGGTATAGTAATTCAAAATGCAATTGCACCTATTCCAGATCATGATAAACCAAAAGATGGAAAAATAAACGTGTGTTATTTTTCTACACCACATCGTGGGCTAGAAGTTCTTTTGGATTCGTGGGAGTTTATGAGAGAAAAATTAGGTTCAGGAAAAAATGCAGAATTAAATATTTTCTCTAGTTTTAAGATATATGATAGACCACATTTAGATGAACAATTCAGGCATATATATAAACGTGCTGAAAAAATGGATGGTGTTAATTATCATGGTACTGTTTCAAATGATGAGATCCGTCAAGCATTGAAAACACAACACGTTATGGCATATCCATGTATCTATGAAGAGACAAGTTGTATTACTTTGATTGAGGCAATGAGTGCTGGATGTTTGGCAGTTGTTCCTAATCTTGGTGCTATTCCAGAAACTGGAGCAAATTTCCCTTGGATGTATGGATACGAAGAAGATCCGGTTAGGCATTCGCATGTACATGCACATATTTTAGCTCGTGCTATAGATCATTTTTGGGATGAAGATGTACAAAATCTGTTAAAGATTCAACGTAATTATTTTGATATGTTTTATAATTGGAGTTTACGTGGTGGACAATGGCAGCAGTTTTTACATGCTATAGATGCTCCAATGGAAACAGTAGAACCTAAAGAAGAAGATAAAGATGGCACTGCTAGTTGATTTTTCACAGATTGTTATTGGTTCATATATGACAGCTGCAAAATACTCAACTGTTGATATGGATGTAATTAGACCAGCCGTATTAAACACTCTGCGTATCTATAGGAATAAATTTACAAAGGAGTACGGTGAAATAATTCTATGTTGTGATGATCGAAAATCTTGGCGCAAAGANCTCTTTCCAAACTACAAAGCCTCTAGAAGGAAAACACGAAAAGTGTCTGATGTTGATTGGACTAATCTTTATGAATGTTTGAGTCAATTGAAAGATGAACTTCGCCAGTGGTTTCCTTATAAATTACTTCAAGTAGAGAAGGCAGAAGCAGATGACATCATTGCTACTCTGGTACACTTAATGAATGAACGAACATTGATATTGTCCAGTGATAAAGATTTTGTTCAACTCCATCAATTTAATGTTAGACAATATTCTCCCATGCAAAAGAAGTTTATCGATGGCGATGCAAAACGCAATCTTCATGAAAAACTTATAAAAGGGGATGTTGGCGATGGTGTTCCAAATATTTTATCGGATGATAATGTGTTTATCGATGAAGGTCGGCGACAGAAACCAATAACTACAAAAAAAGTAGATGCATGGTATGATTTAGAACCAGACATGTATTGTGATTCAGAAATGCTAAGAAACTATAATAGAAACAAACAGTTAATTGATTTGGGTGAAGTACCTGAGTCAATTCGTATAAATATAACCAAACAGTTTGAAACAACGCAAGTTGGTGTCCGCAGTAGGTTACTTACGTACTTTGTGAATCATAAATTAAAAAACTTAACAGAGAATATATCGGAGTTTTAATTTTATGAGTGTATTAAGTATTCCACGAATATTTGAAGAAGTGGCTGCAGCGAGTTCCTTTGGGGCTAGAAAAAAGGTCTTATTGGATAATGAATCAAACCCACTTAAGGAGTTATTAAAATATGCCTTTCATCCAGATATAAAATTTGCTCTACCTTCTGGTGCACCACCGTTTAAAACCGTTGGTTCTCCTGATGAGTATAATCCCACATATCTATATCCCAATATTAAAAAATTCTATTTATATATTGAAGGTGGTCATGATGGACTTACTGATTTACGTAGGGAGCAACTTTTTGTTCAAATGTTAGAAGGGCTACATCCTAAAGAGGCTGAAGTTGTACTTCAGGTTAAAGATAAAAAATTAAAGTTTAGAGGATTAACCTATAAACTAGTCAAGGACACTTTTCCAGAAATATTACCATAAATGATAGATGTAAAAAAACTTGAAAACAGAATAGTTAAATTCAAGCGTATAGATTCTGCAGGAAATGAATCCGATAAAGAAGCTGAACTTCGGCGGATAGATTATGACCAAGCAGAAGATATACCACGTTCCATTACGGCTAGGCTCGTTGATCCTTTGAACTTTATAATTACTTTAGGTTACGATAAAAGTAAGAATAAATTTTCTGGGCCTTTAGGTACTGACATTTGGGAATCAAATTTTGATATAGATAATTTTATAGTAAGCTCTAGTATGGGCGTAGCCGATAGATACATGAAAAGTCCAAAAAGAAATCGGACAAATATCTGAGGAACGACAACCCAATTAGAAGAGGAATATGTTAAAATTTTTCCTATATTTATTTCCTTTGATATTTTTTATACTGCATGACGTTGCCGGAACACAATTTTTTGTAGATTCCACATCGTCTAATATGACAACAATAGAGGAAGCATCTCCAAAACCCACACCAATATTAATGTGGGAGCCGGTTATTAGTCAAGCNGAAATAGAATGTATGGCCAAAAATATTTATTTTGAGGCCGCTGTAGAAAGCACTGCAGGACAACTCGCAGTTGCACAAGTAACTCTAAATCGTGTAAAATCCAAACATTATCCTAATTCCGTATGTGGAGTAGTATACGAAGGACCTAAACATGCAAGCGGAATTATGAAAAAAGATCGGTGTCAATTTTCGTGGTATTGTGACGGCAAGGATGATGAACCAGCTGTCCGCGGAAAACTTTGGAATACCGCCTACGAGTTGGCAAAATATGTATTATCAAGACAAAAAGATTTGATTGATATTACAGATGGAGCACTTTTTTATCATGCAAATTATATTGATGCTCCTAGATGGGCACAGCAAAAAGAAGTTCACGCGTCAATAGATCAACATATTTTTTATGGAAAAAATAAACGTGGGATTTAATTTTAATAAATTATTGACATTAATACGGATCTGTGGTATAATATAAGTAGAGAGTGGGGGAAGAACTAGTGACACACTCTCCTTAAAGTTATTATAACTTACAATTCTAAATTGAGATATATTATGACGAGCACAACAGTTGAAAGAAGTAAGATTCTAAAGATGTTAGCGGTAGATTATTCTGCCGGAAATTGGGAATGTCTTATAGATAAGGTTGAATTATTAGTGGGTGAATCGTTTTCTGCCGGATATTCATTTGCTAAGAAAGAATCTGTACTAGTTGAAAAGGCCGCAGAAACATTGAGTGAATGAAAATTATAAAGGAAGGTGAATGAATATATTTTTCTTAGATGAAGATGCAAAGATGTGTGCACAGGCACATTGTGATAAGCATGTGATTAAGATGATTTTAGAGTACGCTCAAATGATGAGTACTGCTCATCGTGTTCTTGATCCTCCAAGTGAACTTATCAAACCAATGTATAAACTTACACACAAGAATCATCCATCAGCCGTATGGGTTAGAGAATCAAATGCTAATTACCAATGGACACATGATCTATGGTTTTGGTTGTGTAAGGAATACTGGTGGAGATATGATAAAATACATAAGACATGGGAAAAATTATATAATAAGTTAAGTCATACTCCATTGAATATTCCAAGTGGTAGTTTTACTTATCCGCCATTGTGTATGCCTGATGAGTATAAAATTGAAACAGGAAATTCTCTTAATGATGCAATTGAGTCGTATAGAAAATATTACTTAGAAGATAAATCTAGTTTTGCTAAATGGGGTGGACTTGTGGAAAATATGAGACAACAACCAGAATGGTGGAAAAATGCCAACGTATGATTATAAGTGTGCAAGTTGTAGCACCGAAATTGAAGAAATTCTTCTTATTGCCAAAAGAAAAGAACCAACCAAAATTCCGTGTGAAATGTGTGGTGGAAAAATGGAACAAGTAATGGCTGCTCCGTATTTTGGTTACGATAACATACACACAAGACATTCTACAAACAACAAAGAACCTGGGTGGTTCAGCGATAAGATAAAAGATTTGAAAAAAGATAACCCTGGAAATTCAATGTAATTTTGATATGAAAAAATTTATACATCTTGCCACTCGTCCGGAACTATCGTTTGGTATACAACATCAAACTAGAAATGGAAAAAGGTTTTATGAAACTCCAGCCGGTAAATTATTCCCTAGCATCACAAGCATTCTCGGTGAGTTCTCTAAAAAGTCAATACAGGAGTGGAGAAAACGTGTTGGA